CCCTCTCGGGGCTGGCTGGCTGCGTGTTTGCCTCGGTTTGTCGGTGTCTTGGTCAGTGCCTCACGAATCGTATCGGCTCTGCTTTGCGGCTCTGCTGCCGTTTGGGGCGCTTCTACCGCTTGGGTTTCGGGTGCTGGTGTTTCTACTGTGTCGGGTGCGACAACTTCGTTTTCCATCACTTCATCCTTTTCATTTGTTCCAAAGTCATTTTGATCATCTCTTTACGCTCAGGCATCGGTCTGTTGTGCAGACGGTTTGCCATCTCTACGTTAAGGTTAGACATCTTAACAGGTGCAATCGGTGCGCCTGGTCGATCAAACTCTTGCACCGTAGCCAGTTGACCACGCAAACGGTCTCGGTGCGCTTCTTTCTTCTTGTTCCACTCTTGCTGTGCATACTTAACGTCAGAGTGACCCATCTCAATTGAATCGGTGCGCTTTAGGTGCTCACGCCATTGCTTTCTGCCCTCAATCATCACACCATCAGGCGACATAAAAGGCGCAATATCACCTCTTACTGAGGCCATAGATTCGTCTCGGTACTCGCCCCTAGTAACCTCGTAGGCTTCGCTGCCGTCTGATGGATAAACCCAAGTTCTTTTCACATTAACTCCAAAAGCATTGCGACATCTTCTTCATCACGTTTTAGCTTAACACGAACTTCAAGGTCTTTGACCCTTTGCATTAACAAATCATAGTCAATTTGTTTTCTAACCGCAACCTCTATTGTTTGCTCGGGTGCTGAAGTGATTTCTTCTCTTACCTCGGGCGGTAAACCAAACAGCGCCTCTTGCAGTTTTAGTTTGCGTTGTGCTTCTAGCTTGCGGTCTTTAGCCCATAATTCATCACGCTTTTTTTCGTCAAAGCCAAAGTGACCGCCTAAAGGAATTTCGTCAGGAATGGGCGTTGTTGCATTTGGAACGCTTGCAAAGGCCGTTTCACAAAATGCTGATATGCCAAACACTTACGTTCCCCATTTTGCGGCGTTATCTACCCAAGTCGGGGCGGTAGTAGCATTAGATTGCAAAACCTGTCCCGCAGTACCCACTTGACCATTAAACGCTACCGATCCATTGGTGTTAATGGTTACAGCGTCTGTAGTGCTAACCGCGCCATTGATAATAAAACTGATCTTTTGGTTATCCCAGCTACCCATAACCAATGGGCCGCCATTTGATTCGACAAAACTTGCCAAAGGTAGAGAAAACCCATTGTTTGGATACCCCGCAGCCGCATAACTGTAATTTGCGTTATTTATTCCTAACTCGTTATAGGCCGTATGACCGCCATCATTTACAGCATAGCTTGCATAACTTGTATTGCTTGCGCTTGTGTTTTGCAGACTTGTGTAAAGGTATAACGGCTCACTTGCCGTAAACCCAGCTATTACGCCCGAATCAGTGTGTGCAGTTGCGTCACCAACATTTAAAGAGCCAACATTGGTTGTGCCTGATGTGTAAGGTATCAAAACACGGTTATTAGCATCTTGATTGACCGATTTTTCAGCAGGATAGCTAACAAATACTTCCTTTTTACCTGCCGCAAGATTAAGTATTGAGCCTGTTGATGAAGAGATTACAGTTGTTCTAGCCAACGTGCCGCTAGAGTAAGTTCCAATCCCAACTTCCCATTGCGTACCGCCTGAAATCGTGTAATAGGTAGTATTGTTATTGCCAATTACCGCAAATGATTGAAACCCATCAACCGAGCCATCTAGCGTAATTGTTCCAGTACCTGTGGAAGTGGTAGTCTGTTTTACTCTATCAGCAAGGATTAAGCTCATGCTATCTCCACGCCAATTACTAAGCCATCAGCACCTCTAACCACTTTCTTAGGCGCGGCTAACTTTTGCATTGCCATTCCAATGTTTTGCATTGATTCGCCATGACTGTTTGCCATTTGATCGTGCATCATGGCAATCTTATCCATTGCGCTTGAAATTGCACCGCCAAGGTTATTTCCAAGATTATCTAATTGCGCCGCCACTGTTTCAACCACTGGTAAGTCGATGCCAGGGTTGCTACCAATCCTTGCCACCATGATCTTAGTTGAAGCATCAAGCTCTGCTTTAAATCGCTCATATTCTTCCCTTCCAGCCATTTCTCGGGCTTTAATTTGCAGTTCGTTGTTCTGTTTGGCGGTCTCAAATTCCGCTTTCATCTGTGCCAATTGCATCTCAGCTTGTGTTTTAGCTTGTTGCATCTGCATCTCAAGCTGTGCCTTGCCCTGCTCAATTTGAGCCTGCGCTTGCATCTTCATTTGCTCAGTCTGCGCTTGTGCTTGCATCCGCATTTGCTCGGCTTGTTGCTCTGCTTGCATTTGCATCATTTCAGGCGGTGGGCCTGCCGGTTGTTGTTTAGCCGCATCTGCCTTGTCTTGCAGGGCTTTCATGGCCTTTTCTACAGCGCTCTCTAACCCACGGCCTGCCCTGAATCGGCGCACCAAGAACAATAGCATCTCAGAAACCATAGGCAAAGTCTCAGGCGCTTGGGTAACCATTGGGATTGCCTCACGCAAAAATGCACCAACAGCCCCTATTGCTTCTTGTGCGCCTTGCTTTTCTGCCTGCTCATCAATCTGAGCCAAACTGTCAGCCTCAACCGCAATATGAAAGTCGCGTATGGTGCTGTTGGACAACATCTGCAACGCCGCCTGCAACAGTTGCGGGTCTTTACCGTCAGTGGTGTTCATCACCCCCGACATCTCAACAATCAACTCGGGCGGGTAAAACTTACATATAACTTGCGCCTTGAGCTTGAAGATGTCGGTAGCAAATCGAGCCACATCGCCTTGGCTGCTCTTTAACCTTAAACTGCCAAAGTTCGCCTTAAGCTGTTGAGCACCAAGCGTTTCTTGGGCTTTAGACGATCCACGCAAGATGTCCGATATGCCCATGATTTCATAGATGCTTTGCTTAACTTGCTCCCTTGCCGCATACAGCTCACGCAAGGTAATGATGATCTGCGAGGTATCCATCATGTCGATAGCGCCTTTTAAGCCGCCTTTTTCCGACATTGCCGCCCATGCAGTCACAGGGAATAACTTGTTGTCTACGCCCTCGCTAAACATCCGAGCCAACTCTTTGAACTCAGCATTAAACACACCCACAGCTTTACAGGCTTTGGTCAGCAAATAAATGCGTTGAGTTAAGTTATCTAACTCTTGTGCCTGATCCTCATACTCGCAATAGTCGGGTACAGGAATCATTGAGCCAGTGGTGGTGGTTGCCATCAACGGCTTAGGGCATGGGAAGAACTCCTCTAACCCTAGCGGGTCATCACGCTCATCTAGTGCTTGTGGATAACCTTTGGCAATCCAACAAACCTTGGCTGTGCGCTTGTTCCAAATCTCATAGACCATCGCCTTTTTGTCGTAGGTCATCTTGGCGGTCATGGGATTCTTGCCGTCCATGTCGGTGTTTGAGCTAGTCAGGCTGACGTTTTTAAATACGTCTCCAAAGCGCTCTACGCCCTCGTCTTTGGTCATGTAGACCGCCCGAGCTACCCACCACACCTCATCCCATGTCCGAGCTGGTGAATGCAAGAAGTCAGCCCAGTAAACGTAATCAATTGGGCTGTGAGCCGCATCAATGCGCTCTGTTGGATCTTCTACGGTGTTATAGACTTGCGACTCATCTCGCTCCATCTCCCCCTCAACCTCAGGGGTCTCGTTGACAATGACAGGCTCGTAGCGAATCCAAGCTGTGCCGCGACCAGGTAGCAATCGGTCTTGTACTGCGCCACTCATTGCAGCATCAAAGTCACCGAATTGCGTGGTCTCGTATTCCATGACACGCTCAAGCATGGTGGATGCAAGGCGACCCACAGGGTCTTGATCCATGTAGCGGCGTGATACCTCGGGCTTGGCTTGTCTGCCATACAACGCAGGGAAGAGCACTTGGATGTTTGACCATAGGATGTTGAACTTCATCCTTGGCATTTCTATAGCATCACGCTCATCCCTATAGCGCTTAACAACCTTTTGACCACGCTTTTCCCACTTATCAAATATCTTGATAGCGGTCTCAATCTGATCGTGCCAATAAGGGCCAGCGTCCTCGCCCTCATACGCGCCGGTTTCATCGTACATGATCAGCTACCAGCGGCAAAGAAGAATGTCACATCTAATGCCGTGCCAGCAATTGTGGCGTACAGGCTAACTCCCACGTTAGCAGGAAATCGGTGAAATCCGATAGCCGGTGTGATCGTGCCACTCATTACATCGCCACTTGCGCCGCCATTGCGGAGCACCAATGTGCCTACGGTGGTGCTGTTAACGTAGAAACCAATCAACTGGCAAGGGCCAGGCGTTACTGCGCCTGTAACGGTAATGTTCTTGTAACCACCTACTTCTGCTACTGGCTGGCTCATATACGCTCCTCTTTATGTTGTATCTCGTAGTCCCACAGCTCATCAAGTGTGATGGTTTGTAGGGTCTTGCCCTTGGGCGGTGTCTCGTCTTTTGCCTCTTGTTTATAGGCTACTGCAAGCATTCTAAACGCATCTGCGGGGTCTGAACACCAATCATGGCGTGGAGATTCACGAAAAGTTTTCTTATCTTCATCATATTCCCGCTGATATTGCCTTAACGCTTCTAGCCCCTCATCGCATCTAGAGTCAAAATAGCAATTAGGCAAGATTAGCCGCACCGCTTGTATGCCGTTCTGTACGCCAATATCAGGCACTATGGCTAGCTTACTCCAGCCTCCTAATTGTGCAGCCAATTGCTCAATGATTGATTTACCGCCCGAGGCAAGCGTTTTTGCCCTTGCGTCATGCGGTAGGTAATGGCGGGTATATCGGTAGCCCTTGGCGTTAACCACATTGGCTATTTCTTCAATGCTTGCCCCCGAAACGGCGTAAAAATCCATTACCCTGATCTCGCCCCTGACTTCTTGCCACCACCAAATGGCGGTGGCATCCCTACGACCTAAGTCCCATGCGGTGTAAACAGGTAATTCCGGCTCAAACGGTATTTCTCTAATCCTGCCCTCATCTTGAGCCAAGCGCATCTCTTGCCCCCAAAACGCCCCAAGAATAGCCGCATCAAAGCTGCACTCATACTCTTGGTCATATTGATCGGTGCTTAACTGTGACCGAGCCGCCTGCAATTCTGAGTCGGGCAGCAGGTTAGACACCGAGGCGGGTAGGCGTAACAGAAACCAATCCGGCACTACTTGGCTAACCTTGTAAATGTCGTGAAACTGGTTTTTGCCTTTTGGCGTACCACCAAACACCGCCCAGCCCATAGTGCTAGACAAAGTTGGTCTTACTACATTACCCCAAACGCTAGGCTTAAAGTCGCCGTATTCATCAAGGTAAACGCCGTTAAATCCCATACCACGCATGGCATCAGCGTTATCTGAACCAAACAGCATGATTTTTGCGCCGTTCACCAGCTCTACAGATAGGTCGGATTCGTTTGTGGCTTTGGTCACAGGCGCAGCGTAATACTTGAGGTAATCCCATGCTACGCGCTTGGCTTGGCTACGAAATGGCGCAATGTATGCGTACTGGGCTGACCTGTTGCCCTCAGTAATGGCTCGCTTGATCAGGTCGTTAATAGCCGCTACGGTCTTTCCAGCTCTACGGTGGGCAACCAAACAAGACCATCGCTCACCTCTATTGTGGAATGGCATGAATGCCGCCCTTGGGCTATAGGGCAGTATTACTTCACGCCGCCCCATGTCACCACCATTTCTACCGGCCCCTCATCCTTGCCAGTGATTTCTGTTCTAGCCAACTTGGGAACATGGTACTCAACCACGCTCTGAAATAACTCAAAGGCTTTGGCAGGGTTGGGTTTTATGTCAGCTTCAGGAATGCCATTGGCGACCTCATCAAGCCACTGTGCGAGTCGGTGGGCATTACCATCCACAAACATTGCTATGGCCTCTCTAGCCTGCGCTGTGACCTTATTAGGCGTACCTACAATACGACCGCCTGCTTTCTTTCTAGTTTTAACTACTTTAGTTTCAGTATTCATAATAAAGCATTACTCTGTTGGCACAGGGTATCTTAATTCTTGCGGGGTTGCAAATGTGCTTTGTCCTGCTCCCATACGTTTTTGGGCATAGTCTTGTGCTTTCTTAATTATTTGTGGCGTTGGGTCTAGCCCAGCCTTTAGCCAATCAAGCTCTTGCTTAGTAAGCGTTGGCACAATCAATGGATTGGATACCACCTTACCGTCTTGTCCATAAGCGCTTGAGAACTCGGTCATTGCGCCGCCTTGATCCATTGGCACTTCGCCAAAATATCCTTTGCCCTTAACTGTGCCTTGGTTTATGTTTTGACCTGTTTCAAGGTTTCTCATGCCATAGGGTGCAAGGCCAGGCTTACGGCTAATCGCTTGAGCTAACAGGCTGTAGTCAGGTTTTGTTAGGTAATCATCCATCGACTAGCTCCCTCATTTTGATTAGGCCATTCATCATACGGCTTTTGGTGTTAAACCATTGCTTGCTAAAGTCGCAGTTTTGGTAATGATCAAACTCAGGAATGCCCAACGTGTAATGGGCAATCTTGGCGTTCTTATTTTCTTGCTCACCCACTAGCACGTTCCACTCTTTCGGTAGGTCACCGATAAGTGAGTCAGGCAACCAACCGAATCGGTGAAGCTCTGCACCTGTGTGGTCATCTACATAATCAGGCGTAAGCACTCGGTTTCTTGGATGTTCGTTGTTCCAAAGTATTAAACTTGACCAATTCTTGCGGGGATAGTCCCGATTTGCCGATTCCATTGGTGTGCCGATATATTTCTTTGGGTGCTTGGTTTGATACTCATGCTTAACAACTTGCACCGCCTTGGTTGGGTCAAACAGTTTGCTCAAGTTGTCTATGTTTGCCAACATCAGCATATCGCTGGCATCCAAGAATATTGCCCTACCTGTAAAGTTTGTAAAGTAGGGAACTAAAAACCGCTGGTAAGTAAATGCGTTTGTGCCGTCTCGCTGTGTACCAAATAGCGGTGTTATGGCTACTGGCTCGCTGGTGCGCTCAATCAGGCTTTGGCAAAACACATGGTAGCCAACTGCCTCCCTTGGGTCATAGCCAGCAAATATCCTGATCATTGCAAAGTTAGCCTGTATAGGGTTGAATCAATTAGCGCAGCAATCTCATCCACAATGTTTTGCAGCTCGGTGTCGTCAGGCAAAGCCTTGCGGTTTTTATAAACGTAATCCTTGATGCTGGTTAAATACTTAACAGGGTCTTTAGCGTTATGAAAGTTTTCAGGAAAATCTTTAATCTTTTCATAAGCGCCTGAATAAGTCTCGGCGTAGCTATCAGTCAACTCAACAATTTCGGGGTAATACTTACCCAAAGCCTTATGCACAGCATACGAATCAGTCGCTAGGTGCATAAAGTGCGTTACCGTAGAACTGTGAAACAGCGTAGAAATAAAGTCGGCAACATTTTTTTTCATATTTACCCTAAAAAAAGCAGGGGTCAACGCCCCTGCAAAGGAGACAACTGCACATCTATTGTAAACGTAGGAATAGGTACGTCAACAGGCCAATTGCCTTGAATGTACAGTTTTTTTACCGTTGCCATATGCGCTTGTTGCCACTTTTCTTGCCGTTCTTCTCGGTTTAACTCTTTGCCTTGGTCAATCTCATAATGGCATTTAAGGCACAAAGCCGCTACTAAGTTGTCGTCAGCCTTGACCCCTCGACCCTTACCACCACCCCAGTTTGTGTGTGCTGCTTGCACCATATTGCCCGAACCGCAGGCTTGGCAATCAAGTCCCGCCACCAGCTTTAACAGCTTTTTGCTTCTTATGTATTGGTGTTTTTGGTACAACTATTGTCTCCAATGTGGTAAATCTGTGTTCGTTGGCGCACTCTAACCGCCGTCTGCGTGTGTTTCCTGTTGAAATTCTCGTTTCTTTTACAATTGTCCAAGTCCCGCATTCGGGACATTTCATTGGTGCGCCTTGTCCTGCATTCGGTTAGTGGCCTCGCGTGTGCGCCAAATCTCTATGTCAAGCCTTGCCGCCTCAATCTCCCACTTTAGCGTTTCTTCTTTTTCAATTGCCGCAGCCAATCCTTTTAAAAGTTTGTTGTAAACAGGGTCGGCATATGCTTCCCTCTCTTGTGCATTTGCCGCTTCAAAGCCCATTTCCAAAGCATCCCGCATAAGCAAGGCTTTTTGGCTTTTGCGAAATTCCTCAAGGTAAACCCTTTGGGCTTTAGCTTCACCGTAAGCTGGCGCTTTGTCTCGGATGGCTTGCGCCGCTTCTTCAGGTTTCACTTTAATACTCCAATCATGCGTAAAGCCGCGTCAGGGCTATCAACCCTTGCCAACGTACTACCGCCCCAATTTTCAAAAAAATCTTGCTGTAGGGCTGTTAAACGCTGTTTAGCGTCTGTTTTGATTTCTACCAAGAATGTGTGACCCTTGTAGCCAACCAGCAAGTCAACCGGTAAGCTAATAATCCAAACGTAAGCGCCAGCAGCTCGTAAGGCAACCACAATTTGGTCTTGGTTTGCATCAACCCTTTTAGCGTGTCTCATTCATTCGCTTTCTAAGGTTAACGGCGGCGGCTAATCCACGCCGTCTTTCTATGTCTGAGTAAACCTGTGACCACCATATTGATGCTTTGATTTTCCCAAGGTCTTTCGCTTTCTTGCGGTATCTCTTCACCCATTCTTGCGCTTCCATCACCCTCATAGTCTCCTGTAATTGCAAGCGCTCGGGTTGTGTCAGCGTAGCTAAGTTGGTGTGTTTCTTTATGTTGGTCAAGGAGCTGGTTAGCCTGGTTACGGTCATTCATCAAAAATCCTCCTCAACATCATGCCAACTTTTTGCGGCTTTGATCTCAGGTTTTCCCCATTGGTGCTTAGAACACTTAGGTTTTTCGCCCTCCATATGTACCGACCAACGGTTTGGGCAACCATGCACAGAGCACATGAGGCGCTGAATGTCATCAAACGCATCATCCTTTTGTTGGGTAAAGTTAGTGATTGCCATGATATTTTCCCTCTACGATTTTTGCAAAATTGCTTGGTTTAATAAGCCACTCTAAGTCGGCAACAAAAGCCCGACCATCTTTGCCATTGACCCTACCGGTCAAAAATCT